GTTTTCTGGGCCATTACCTGAACAAGCCCAAATCATCCCGCACTTGTGTAAGTCGGGACGGGTCTATGCCCAGGTTTTCGACTGCTGCGTCAGGTAGTGTTAGGAGTTCTCTTGCAACCGCTGCAAGTCGATCGGGAGCAAGTGATCCAGAACCAAGTCCTGCGCTCCCAAGATTTCCTGCGGGGTCACCAACGCTGCGTCCCCTTTGTGCCGCTTCAAGATTCGGCCCATCGCCTGCTCGAACAAGATCGCCTGCTCCGGCGAATATTCCAGTAGCTGCTTCCCCAGCGTAGAAGCGACCTTCTTTGACAAAGCGTTTAGTTGCGTCTGCTCGAAAGCCATCGTTACCAGTCCATTTCATAATGACAATCTTTGGTGGGCCAGCACTTTCGTCCCAGCCAGTAGATCGCCAATAGTCCTCCAGGTCAGCCAATTCCGTCTGGCTGTAGAAAGATGGATCGAAATCGATTCGGCCCACTTCTTCAAACCCAAAACTACCATAGAAATCTGGTAAAAATCCATCAGGAAATCGCTCTGAAGGCACTGCAAACGCATCTAATGCTGTCGCGCCCTCTTCAATGGCCTTCAGGACTGTTGCCTTGCCTACGCCCTTTGCGCCGACCTCATTGTTTATAACGCTGACAAGCGCCTTTTCATCGCCTGTCAGTTCAGGTCCACCCTCAACCTTTACATAAGTCGGGTTGTCGGTCAGCCCGTAAACGTCGTCGTAATTATAGGACTTTTCCAACCCAAAAAAGACTTCGCCATCGCCAAGCTGGAACACTTCAAAATTGCCGCCACGCAATTTTTTCTGAACGTCCGGCAAGTCCATCATCGTCAGCGTTGACGACGCATCACTGCCTTTCAGCGCCTGAACAAATTCTGTCGGGCTTAATCCACCAGCATTTTTGGGCGTGCTGGACGATTTCCAGTTGCCAGTCAGCAAATCAGCAGTCAAAGCCGCTTGTCGGGGGCTATCAATCGATTGCGTGGCCAAACTGCGAATGTTGGCAATCTTTTCGGCTGTCAAAGTCTCAACCGGCAGGGCCAAGTCAAATGCACGCCGGACATTTTGTTTGCCTTCAGCCTCTGCCTGGGCAAAGAAATCAGGGAACATATTTCTAGCGCTGGTTACTGGTATTCGGGCAACCGGCTCACCCTTGATGCCAAAATCATAAGAATTATGTTCAAGTGACCCCTCAGTACCAAGGCGTACCAAGTCAGCCTCCTTGTCCAGTTTCACCAACATAATTGCATCACGGCTGTTCAGCCCCAGAAGCGCTGGATCGCCAGTTGCGCGTATGATCTTGTCAATGTTTGGCGCACCCAAGGCTTGGCCGCGTGAACTGCCTACAACGTCTGCAATACGCTTGCGCTCTTCGAAATTCAGGCTTTTGACAAACTCTGCCGCTTGGGGGCTTTCAAAACCAGGCCAATTTTTCAGTTTTTGTAACTGCTTTTGATCTGTCCCTGTCCGAACAAATGCATCTAATTTAGCCAGATTCTCTGGTGATATCCGGCCATCACGCACATATGCCAGCGTGTTGCCCAGTATAGAATTTACAAAGGTTGCATTGGAACGATGCGAATCTGGATTCATCGCAACTACAAGACCGTAATCAGCTTCTTTGGATAACTTTTTTGTGCCGACGCCTTTGCCTTGTACCGCCCACACCACCCCAGCATCCCTGCTGCCCTTCAGATTTGGAAATTCTGGGCCACCCTGTAGCAACTCAGGGGCATCCAACTTGCTGCTGTCTATGCCTTCAAATCTACCGCCTGCCGCTGTCAAATCAGCAACAATCGGGAAGATGTTTTTACCCTCTAGATCAATGTCGTCGGTGCCGTCGAAACGCAATGTAGGCAAATCATCCACCAACGTATTGGCAGCATCAGCCGCCTGACCGGCCACCCTAGCTGCCCGTGGTGCCTTTAATGCAGTCCCAAGCATCGTCGCAGCAGGCAAGGCAGGCGGTATGACAGCACCAGCCGCCATCATCACATCGCCAGCACCACCCAACGCCTGTAAACCAGCATCAAGATAATTGCCCTGAGTGACGTTCTGACCAAAGCTGGGCAGCATCTGACCCGGCTGCATGGGATCAGGCGCACCGCCAAAGATATCAACAACGCCAGCACCCGGCGCAAATAAGCTGGCCGTAGCGCCAGTCGTGTACGCAGGACCAGCCATGTCGCTGAACCGCGTGGGATCAGCCATGTCCTGCACTGATGGCCTGATGCGCCCGAAAAAGGACGGACTGTCGCTGTTAGGCGTAGCACGCGCGTCAGCCATCAACTTCTGCGCCATCATGCGACGCGCAAATCCTTGTGGCTGTTCTGCCATGCAACCTGAAACCCTGTGATTTTGTAGAAGCGGGCGTGTTTACATAACGCCTTCGTCGTCGCGCGACGGCTGGCCTGGGGGCATGCCGCGGGGGCCGTCAGAATCTGTGCCGCCTGTTCAAGGCGGTAACGCACAGCGCTGCAGTCCAAGGCCCACAACGCTTTGCGGCAGCAGCCAGATACACTGGTCACGGTTTGGTCACGTTTAGCTGCCAGGTGTTACGTCAATCACCTCTGTATCGCCGCCACGCTCGATGTTGATCTGGACCGCTACGCCGCCACCTTTCTGGCTGTCAGAGCCGAACTCAGCCCTCTGTGTGCGTTCTAGATACCAGCTATCGGCACGCCAGTCCTTTTCACCGGCTTTTCCGATCCGGCGCACCCTGAGAGCGACAGCAGCACTTTCTGCTGCGCGTACCTCTGAGCCAAATCCTTCATCGTCATTGATCCATCGCAGTAGCGTGCTTTCACTCACGCCCACGCCTTGCGCTGCATGCTTACGCGGCACGCCATCCCGCAGCAGCTCTAGTGCTGCGCCTTGCTTGTCATCTCTTGCCATTACGGCAGCGCTTGGCTCTGCCACAGCTTGCGGTTGCATGGATGCCACTGGTTGCAATGCAACCTCACTTGGTTGCACATCTGGTTGCAACTGGTTGCGCTTACGCAACTGGCGGCGCACAGCGGTTGTCACTGGCGTATGCTCTACCCAGCATTCCTTATGGCACCGCTTCTGTATGGCCTGCCTGGACACGCTGTAATCCTTAGACACAGCGTTGAAACTCTCGCCAGCCTTGATGCGTTGCTCTATCTCAGCCCAGTCCACCTGGGCTGGCTGATACTTCCGCATTTCATGTCCTGATTGGTTGCGCTGGTTGCGTCAGGTTGCACCCTTGCAACCATATCTTGCGCCAGCATATCGAAACGATACCAGATTTCGTGCCGTTGACAACACCCTTAACGCAAAAAAGCAACCAGGTTGCATCAGAGGCGATATCTGTACGCCCTTGCGCGATAGTGCAACCGCACCAGCGCATCCATGTATCTGCGCTTTACCACCCTGCCATCCGTCCCTAGCTGCAACATCCTGGCAAGGCGCGTCCACGGCGCACCTCTTGCCTTGAATGCAGCACTGTGAGCGACAGCCCAGACCAGCTTGCGGTCATCCTCATTCATCAGCACCGTCAACTGCATGGCCCGATCATAATCTGTGATCTGTCTGCTTGTAGGCTTCAGAATTGTCTCGCCTTCCTGCGTCCAGCCATAGCCATGCCAGTCCAGCGGATAGTCTGGCCATGACGACAGCTTTTGCTTCCTCATGGCTGGCGGCATGCGCCTGTCCGTTTCGGCTGCTGTTAGGAACAGATCATGTAGTCCGTTAACGTCGCTCATGCGCCTTCTCCATCTGTTCAATGAACTGCCGCTGTTGAAACTGGTTCATGCGCCAATATCGCTGTCGTGCTTCTTTAAACGCCTCTACAGACCAGTCTTCCCTGCATCGACGCCACACCTTGTCCTGCCTGACTGCCCACCTATCTGCCTTGAATTTGCCGGCGACACACCTGTAGTTGAAATTTGTGTGTTTCGCTGTCCGGCTTATAAGGTGTTGAATTTTATCAGCTTCGTATTTTGTGCTTGACGGATTTTCGGGCATTGTTAAAATTATCTCTTAGCGCAGGGCTATGCTTCTCAAGCATGGCCTTTTTTGTTTTCACTTTTTAATTCATGTCTTGGATAGCCTTCTGGCTTAGCGTCATGGCTTAGCTTAGTAACATAAGCTAGCTGTCGCGGACGGCTTCGCGCCGACTTGAAACCACAGATTTTGCACTCCGATTCGCTGATCGCTACAGCGCACCGCACGCACTGGCCCAGCTTCTCACGCCTAGCCATCAGGCCATCACCTTGCTCAATCATCTGCGGTTGTCCTGATTTTGGTCAGCAATTCTTTCACGACAATTACGGACGGACATGGACACACCCCTATAGGGGTGTCCGTGTCCGACGTAGTCGCTCTTTTGTTTTTTCATCCCGCAATCCCCGCAAAGTGCATCCGATAATTGATCGGCTAATTGCTCTTGCAGATAGCCTAGTGTCAGCGTCCCTGGCTGGCCCTGTAGCCATGCAGGCAACGCCAAATGATTGCCGTCTATGCTGTCAAACCAGCGACTGCTGTGACGCCTGACAGGCACGCCATACAATTCTGCAATATAGAAAAGACCGCGCCCATCTTGGATCAGGCGGCTGATCTCACGATCTGCATCTGCCAGGGCTTCAGTGCGGGTCATAGCCATTTGACCACCGTGTCGCCGGCATGCCCCTTGTCCCAAACAAACCAGGCCAGCGCCATCATGCCGCCTGGGCCGTCGCTGTAATCGTCACCATTTTTCATAAGGCTTTGCCGGCTTGAAAAAACGTGAACTCTTGCCGGCGGCGTGTGAGCAAAGAAGGCTTTGCGTTCTACACCTTCAAGAAACTGCAACTTCAACAGCATGGCCACCTTGCGGCTGGCCAACTGCGTGGCGTGGGCCACCATCGGCAGCGCCAGCTTGCCGTAGGGCGGGTTGGTCACGATGTTCTCGCAGCGCTGCGTCTCCATCAAAAAATCAACGCGAGGCGTGCCATAGCCACGATCAACCAGATCTGTGCTTTGCACCTCGTAGCCTGCAGCAGACAACACTTCCGATATATGCCCCTGCCCACAGCACGGCTCCCAGATCCTGCCGTTGAACTTCTCAACTGAAAGCAGGGCTTCTGTGCTTGCGGCAGGCGTGGCGTAAAAGTCATCCTTCTGCCGGTCGCCGCGATCGTTGACGCCAATGAGCTTCATGCCGGCTTGCAGGCTGGCGCTACTCATCGTCTTCATCATCAGCCTCAACATAGCCACGGCCCTCGCATACTGGGCATTCGCCGTGCCGCGTGTCTATGAACCCGCTGCCAGTTCGATAGTCAGGCACCGCATATTCAACCTCGCACTCGCCCTGCCCCTCGCAATGGCTGCACTCCGGCAGTTCTTCCCATAGACCGGGCGTCCTGCAAATGCGAACTATCCGCGGCGGTATCTCACTGAAGCCCCTAGCCACCTTCGGCCTCACACATCTGCCGGATCACATCAGCCTGGCCGGTGCCACGCAGATTGAGCAACGGCTTCAGATACGCCTCTACATGCCCCAGGCGCTTTGCTGTGACGCAATAGACGCCGCAACACTTCAGTCGTTCCTGGATGTCTCTCTGATTGGCTGACAAGCTGCCACCCTTTGGGCGCTTCAACTCAATCATGATCGGGCCTTGGTCAGCCGGTTCACGCCAGCCGTGGTCAGGCACAAAGATTTCCAGATCAGGCCAACCAGCCGCCATGCCCAGCTTCTTCAGGCGCATCTTGTAGCTAACGTGGCGCTTGCCCTCATTCGGGCTGTGATGAAACACACTGCCCAGGGGCAGGGCCACCTGAAGCCAATGAACCACATATGTTTGCAGTTCATCCTCAGTCATCTTGATAGAAGTCGTTGGGCGTTACTTCGCCAGCACTTAGCTGCACGATTTTACGCATGTTGCTGGCCTTAGGTATCAAGCGCTGTTCATGGCCAACCGGCAGGCACCAGCGGCGCACCACAGTCGCGTGTGCAGCGCCTACAAGCCTTGCCAACTCGCTGTAAGACCAGCCCTTACTTTGTCGATATTCGTTTAATTGCATCACGTCACCCGTACCAAATATTCGTACTGAAGTTATATGACTTGACCAATTAAGACAATAGGCTTACCTATATCAAAGGTTTGACTGAAAGCGACAAGGTGATATCATGAATGGTTATTCAGTGAAGGACGTTGGGCCAGTGGCACCAAACAATTTGGACAAGATGATTAGGCGCAGCGGCCTAAAAAATAACATGGTTGCCGAACTTAAAGGCATCCAGCCTGCCACCTTGTCACGCCATAAATCTGGCGATATTGGCATATCGCTTGGCGACGCTGAAGAGTATGCAAAAATCCTCAACTGCACACCGCAACAGATATTTTTTGCCAGCCCACCCATCCCAGTGCTGGCCTGCGTTTTCCCGTGGGACGAAGAGTGTGGTGAAAAAGCAAAAAAGATTGCACCGCACCTAATCAACTCAAACAATGGAAAAAATCCAACATTAGTGATGGGTCATTCAGGTGGTCATATGGAGCGCATGTCACCCTATCAAAACAAAGCAATATATATGCACGACTACTATTTGCACGACACCATGTGCGTGTACTGGAACATGACAGATGATCTTGACCATCCATCAGCTTGGATGAACGGCAACCTTGATATCGTCAACATTGATCCGATGCAACGCGGGGTGGTGGACAAGGAATGTCTTGGCCACTACAGCATCGTGAAAACAACAAACCAACATTTGCTTTACGGTGTCGTTTATCAAACTGGAAGAAACCGATATTCACTTGAAAGCAACAATTTCGGCACGTACACAAACCTTGAACTCGAATGGGGCTGTCCGATTGTCACAATGATAATACGCCCAGAACTGCGCGAAATGCAGTGGGTTGACTATGATGTGACGAGCTATCGTAATAAAATGTTGGGTTCTAATAAGTAATTTTAAGTACTAAATAAAAAAAGTATATTGACGGAATAAGTAAAAGGACTTAAACCTTGGCAGGAAGCTATTTCTGTTGAGGTTTTTTTATGTCGCTACCACCGTCCATCAAATGGGCTGCTGACAAGCACTATTTCCACCACAGCAATCCGGCATCGCGTCCAATCTGCCGGACATTATTTGAAAAGTGCGTGATCCGTCCCAAGGTGTCCCAAGCCTGGGCGGTCATAAAAGGCGATAAAGTCGGCGACACAGACGCCGCCAAAGCTACTGTTAACCTATATAAAGATGACAATGCCAACATGCTGGCAGGGCGTGTCGTACAGGACTGCGCCAACCTTCACCTGATTGACGGCCACACCATTGAGGCTGTGATCCGGCAGGGTATGAGCCGCCTGGATGAATACCAGCCGCGCACCTGGGATGATGGCAAGGACGAGCGCAAGCTGGCGGTCAACCGCGCAGAGTTTGCCGATGTGCTGACCAACGCAATTGAAGGCGTCAAAGAAGCGCACGCCCTGTATGGCCTCAACCGCATTGACGGTGAATCTGAAATCTTCACCAACTTGTCCGGTTTGGAACTGCCCTACTCAGGATTCCCTGACTTTTCGCGCCGCATTGAACTCAAAACAAAATGGTCTAGCGCTGCTGCAAACACCAAGTCTGGCAAGCGTGCTGCCAGCCTGCCCACACAGCCCGACTGGTCACATACAAGCCAGGTCGCAGGCTACTGGGCTGGCACCGGCCTGATGCAGACCATCGTGTATGCCAATGCCAAAGATTTCCGCGTCTTCAACGCTGACAACAGCGACAGGCTGACCAATGAGGGGCTGCAAGCTGCCCTCAATCACATCACAGCCAAGTGCGCGATCCGCGAAAACATCCTGAAATCTGCCGATTCGGTGGAGCAAATGCTGCGCCTGATTGAACCAGATTTCGCACATATGTGGGCGTGGGATATGCGCCCAGAGGTTCTGACAGAGGCAAAAAAACTATGGGGGTTCAAATGAGACGAAACCTGTTGTGGCTTCACGTTGATGAAGCAGGCCGACCACTGCGGCCCTACAGTGCATGGCGTGAAGCCTTGCGCGTGTGCGGCATCGTCATCGGCTCATTATTTGCTGTCTTCAGCCTGTGGTGCTTCATCGTGCTGCTTGACCTGGTGATGACATGAACGCCCAGCCCACGCTGTTTGAGGCCATGCAGGCACCGCGTAACGAGCGTGAAGCACGGTTTCTATCGTTTCATCAGGCCAACCCGATGGTCTACCAGCTTTGGGATCGCTTCACCCGTGAGGCGATTGCCAAGGGCCACAAGCGCGTTGGCTCACAAATGATTATGGAACGCATCCGCTGGGAAACCACAATCAACATCATTGACGCTAGGCCAGATGGTGAAGCGCTCAAGATTAACGATCATCACAAGCCGTACTATGCGCGGCTGTGGATGAAAAACAACCCGGCCCATGACGGGCTATTCAACACTAGATCAGTCGAGGGAGATACTGATGGCTACAGCCGCAATTGAAAATTTGACCGAAACGAGTTTCCGGAACCACATTTTGCACCCGCCGAAAGGCAGTGTGATTCACAAGATCACTCCAGAAATGGCCAAGTTCACTTTGGGTGAAACCAACAAGAAAAATCGGCCAATTACTTCTCGTAAGGTGGTCGATTATTCAAAAGACATGGTGAAAAAAAACTGGACCCTGAATGGTGAAACAATCAAGTTTGGGTCAGACGGCCTGCTAAAAGATGGCCAGCACAGGTTAGAGGCTTGCGTCAGAGCAAACACAGCGTTTGCAACCCATTTGGTGTTTGGCATTGACCCAGAAACATTCCAGCACATAGATATCGGCAAATTACGCAACGGCTCTGACACGCTGGCAATGATGGGCGTGCCAAATGCAAAAGACGCATCAACCACCATCAAAATGATCATTTCTTACGAACACGGGCATTCCAGATCACCAAATGCCGGTGTGTCAAACGATTGGATCAAAGAAAAGTATAATTCGGAAATTGATCACGCACTGTTGCAGGAATCTGTTGCAGTCGGCCGTAAATTATACACAACGACAAAATGGCGTGTTGGCATTATTGGGGCGTTTTTTTACGTTGCCGTGCAAAAGGGTCAGCGGGAGCAAATCACCCAGTTTTTGGATCATATGTGCAAAGGCATTGGCACAAAGGCCCGTGCGCCGGTCCCATACCTTTTAGAAAACGTAAACCGCATGCGGATAGATGCTGCATTCCATCTTACAGCGCATCACTACAGCGTGCTGTTAAGCCGTGCGTTTTACAATTTTAAGGTCAACAAGGCGTCTACCAAAGCTGACATCACCGTCAGCATGAATGACAAAATGGTGGCGTTCTAAATGAGTGAGTTGGCGAAAGCGCTGGCGACGTTTCAGGCCGCACAGACGGGGCTTGAATTGGACAAGACCAGCAACAGATCACAATACGCTAGTGTTGGCTCTGTGATGACCAAGGTGAAAGAGGCGGCACAACACGGCCTGTCGTTCAGCCAGTTGGTGGATTATGAAGACGGCATAGGGATGCACCTTAAAACGTACATCATGCACACCAGCGGTGACGAAAAAATCGGGCGTTACCCTATCGCTGTCGATGACATGACCAACAATCAGAAACTTGGATCGGCCATCAGTTACGCACGGCGTTACGCCTTAATGGCAGCGCTGGGCCTGGCGGCTGGCATCCAAGAGGTTGAATTTGACGACGATGACGACGGACAGGTGAACGGTGGGTTGAAAGACCCGCCCAAAAAGTCTTACGACCTGGAAGCCCTCGAAACCAAAATCAAAACATTCAAATCACTTACCGGCCTAAATGCGTGGATCGGTGAGATGAACCCTGTGCTGACTGACATGCACAAGGCTAATGCCAACGACTACAACCGCTTTTATGCGTTCTGGAAAAAACAGGAAAAGGACATCGAAAATGGCACAACCTGAATACAAGGCTGGCAAGGTTCAGTTGGTGCGAGGCGTCGAGATTGACGACAATTTTAGCATCAGCTTTTGGTTTAATATCACTGACCCAGACTTGAAGGCCCGTCTGGATGCCTACTATCAGGCCAACAAAGAAGACTATAAGCAGCAGCCTGGGCTGGAACTACAGGTCAAGGTGGGGGACACCTACCACCGGGTCTGCCGGTCACGCCTGTGGCTCAATGACGGCGCACCAGCGCAGCAAGCACCAGCACCGGCACCGGCTCATGCACCGCCACCACCACCACCGCCCCATACAAGCGTGCCTGATGCACCGCCACCACCACCTGGTTATGAGGCTGCAAAGAATGGCTACTAACGCTCTACTGACGGTCAGGGAAGCGTGTGACGCCCTGTTTGGTGAAGGCTATAGCGAGGCTAGTCGCAAGCGCGTCAGGCGCTGGATACAAGACGGCCAGATCAAGGCCATTCAAGATGGTTCACGGTGGTTCATACCGCGTGCCGAAATTGTGAAATTAGGTGGGATTGATGAACAAACACAAAGCAGCATGGACGCCTGAAAAGCGTGCCGCGCAGAGTAAGGTCATGAAACGCATATGGGCAGCTAAACTCCAAGCGGCGAGCATTGAGCCGCCGCCCAGAAACTGGGTGCAAAGAATCTGGGACGTTGTGAGAGGGGCGCACTAGCGCCCCTTTCTGTTTACCAACACCGCGCCAGCCGCATCGCGTTTGCGCTGGCTTTTTTCTTCATCTTCGATGTAATGGCCGTAACGCCGCTTGGTGAACTCTGGATTGGTGTGCCCCATGGATTCCGACACATCAACCCAGTTGGCACCAAGCTGGTTGATCATGTTGCTGGCAAATGCGTGGCGCATGTCTGCCCACAAGAAATGCAGCGGCTTGCCTGTTTCTTCATCCTTATAAGGGCAAGCTGCACGCATGGGCTTAATCGCATTACAAAAATCGTTTTTGCGTAGTGGCGTGCCTGTCGTGGACGGAAAGACCAGATCATCAAACTTTTGAAACCTGCTTTTCTGAAGCAAATCGTCCAGCATTGCACAGACTGCTGGCGGCACCTCAATGTCGCGATCCTGCCCCTCTTCCGTCTTGGCGCGGCCAATCGTTTGTGTGCCGTGATCTATACCACCACTAATTGAAATGATTTGCCTGTTGGGGGAATAATCGCAGCGGCGCAACGCACGCAACTCACCCTGACGCAGGCCAGTGGTGATCGACAACAAGATCATCAATTCCAGCTTTGCTGGACTGATCGTCAGATGATTTCGTTGACCGTGTTTGAACTTTTTTTCTGCGGCTTTTTTGAAAGCGGCAGCGTGCGCGTCTAGCGCGTCAGTTTGCAGCCAAGCAATAAAACCGGGCTGCACTTTGGGCGCGCGCACATCTTTTTTGCTGGGCTTGGGCAACTGGATGTCTTCAATCGGATTGGCGTCGATCCATCCTTTGCCCGCCGCAAACTTGAAAAACTTTGACCAATGCTTGCGGCGGGTTTGCATTGTCTCAACGCTTTTACCTTCATTCTTTATGGCTAATTGAATGCACGTTCTAAAATCTTCACGCTCTAACTTTCGGCCCAGCCGTTCCATTTGATGTTTGCCGACTGCAACTCCTTTGAATTTGACAGCGGCCAACAATCCAAGATTGAACTTTTGTGCCTCAAAATATGACTTGGTTTGAAGCAACGCCTGGTTGGCTTGGTATTCGTTGAGCGCGTCACGGACTGAAAACAATTTCGGCTTGGCTTGAGCCTCAACATCTTGGCCAAGAACAAACTGCGCTTTCAGTTTTTCTGCCTCTGCCTCTGCTTCAGGTTTTGTGCGGAAGCCGCCGTGTGTATTACTCAAACCCACCCTAGTTGCGTTAATGACCCAACACTGCCTTGACTGCCTAAAACGCACTTTTAAATCACGCATCGAACCGCCCCTTAACCATCTGTTGTTTTAAAAAGATAGTTATGTTGACTTTTATTGTCAATGAAATCGTGACCAAAACGTGACCAAAACAAAAAAACAGCCCCCAGCCGGTTAAGGCCGAGGGCTTGTTTTTGAAGCTATGCTTGGGTTGTAAGCTGGCATCCCGTAGGGGATTCGAACCCCTGTTGCCGCCGTGAAAGGGCGGTTTTAATGGGTATTCAGAGGTAAAAACTAAGAGTTTATGGGGTGTTTTGGGGCATGCTGGCAGGCGTTGGCAAGTAGAAACCGTGACCAAACGTGACCAGATTACGCCCGTGCTTTACGCCTGTTTGCAAAGGTCGCCACGTTGGTCGGCTTGCCACCCACGCCCTGCTTTTTAGACCGCTTGCGCTGCACCGCTGACCGCACCTGCGACTTGCTCATGCGCCCTGCCTTTGCGGCTGGCACACACTTGGGATAGCCACGCTTGCCACGCTCTGAAGAGGTGCGGCCACACTTTTTGTAACCGCCACCCTTCTTTGGTGCGCTGATATCAACCCAGTCTTCCTTGAACCATTTGGTCAGGCTCATGACGGTTTTTTCCCGCTGTATTTGCCACCTCGCTTTTTATATTCGCGTACCAACCAAGCGTTGGCATAAGCAGATGGGTAAACATCAAACTTCCGCTTTGCTGCCGCCTTGACCGTTGCATACAGTTTCGGGTTTGTCGGCTTTGGCCCAGACGATTTTTTGCGCGGTGCCATGACCTACACCCTGCGTAGGCTTCGGCCACCCATGCGGCCACCCATTTTTTTCTTAGCCGCAACTTTCATCGGCTTCTTTTTCTTCGGACGGCCAACCTTGCTACCGTAAGTTCCTTTACCCATTGGCATTGCATTTCTCCTTTTAACGGCGTGATTTTTTGCCAGCGCATTTCCAGCGCTTGCGCGATAGCCTCAACGGGCTATTAGGATTCTTTGCTGCTTTTGGATGCTTCTTCATTTGACCGGCTGACCGGGCGCAGTAGCTGTCGCCCTTCGATGTGCCAGGGCGCACCCGTGGGCCACCACCCTTTGCCTTGCCAGCTTGGCCATAAGACACTCGTTTGCCAGTGGCAGTGACCTTGACCTTGGCCTTGCCCTTGGCTGGCGCTTTCCTAGCCATGCGCCAATGCCCTCATGCGCTTGACCAACCTTTTCGCCCGATTTGGCACCTGATCATGCCAACGCGAATCGACCATCTCGTCAGCCGCTGCGTCAAACCGGCGTGCATCAACCTCGCGCTTCATGCCAACGAATTTTGAAAGGCGTGGCCGACCCATGTTGAACATCATATTTGCGATGATCAATTGGCAGTCGTCTGGCAGTTCATCAAAGTTGTCATACAATACGCGGCAGTCTTCGATGGTGACAGCAAGGTCGAGCGCAAAAACCTGACGCACTCGCTCATCTTCAACAGGTGTGCCAACCGGCTGGCCATGTTCTGGATCGTCTTCTTTGACTAAATGGCCAATGCCGAATGTAGGCAAACCAAGGTGGTCAAGATAGATTTCAAACTTGCACCCTTCATCTTCTGCAAGTTCTTCGCGCAGTTTATCTTTGTTCATTTCGCGATGCCCTTGGCCTTTTCAAACGTGCGTAGTCCACCAAGGCCCAGCATGCCCATTAGAACGGTAAGCAATGACGACATATCAAAGGTGGGCAGATCCGGGATCGTGACGCCGATGTAGGCGCAAACAAACATGGTCAGCGGTGCCAGAACGAAATGCCAAGCCAAGGCGATGCCGCACGTCCAACCCACGAAAGGACGCCACCCGGCCACAAAGATGCTGCGGTGCTGTGCTTCAGCCTTGTTGATTTCAAGCTGGCCCTTGGCCAGTTCTTGGGCGTGGTTCTGTGCCATCGTGGCGACTTCATGCGCCAGCTTCGCTTTCTGGTCTTTGTCCTCAATGAACTTATCCAGCAAGCCGGTGACCGGCCCTATCAATGCCTGGATCATTTCTTATCCCCCATTTGCGTGAAGCCCATGTAGGCACCCACCACACCAGACAAGCTGATGTAGAGCAGTGGGCTGACCTCACTTAGTAGTTTGATGCGTGCGTCTGGAATGAACGGCATGAACAGCAAAATAGTGTAAACGCCCATGCCCATCAGTGCGAACCTAGCTAGACGTAGCTGCGCCAGGTGCTTGCGGCTCTTGTCTTCTGTCTCACGGATTTCACGGGCGCGTTCAATTTCTGCGTCAGTGACCACGCCGTCATTGTCGAGATCGTAGCGCTCAAACTCGCTCGACCTCTCCAGCTTTTTCTGGGCCACTTATCGCCGCAAAAGATCAGCTAAAGCCTGACGACTAAGCTCTGTCGTGTTTGCCGCTGCTACCGGCACCGCTGCCCTCAAGGCACGACCTGATCCAGCCACAACGTTTCTGGCGATTGGCACGCCAAATGTGGAGTATGCCGCTGGCGAGGCTAAAGTCGCCCCTATGGTTATAGGATCTGCTTGTGATAAAGCACCACCGCCCGCTGACGCTACACCCATACCAGTGGGTGACATCAATCTTGCCGCTGTGCCGCTGTCTGGCGTCTTGTTGCCCATTACTTGTTGAGCCTCACGCGCAAGGTTTTGCATCCGGGCTTCCCCAGCAGTAAATTTTGACTGCCTCTTTGTGACATCGCCTTTTGCCACCGATTGCAGCAAATCACCGGGTAAAAACCCTTCACTGGTTTTGCGGCGCAGTTCTGCGTTTCGCACAATCTCAAACTGACCATAGGCTTTATCAATTTGGTTTAGTTTTGGGCCTTGAACCGGGTTTGCTTTTTGCAACTCTGCACTGAATACGTTGCGAATATCTTCGAGCGCATCAGCTTTACGCGCTCCAATTTCACTGCCCTCACGGCGCAAACGCAAAATATCTTTACGCAAAAGTGTTTGGGCTTTTTTGATATCTTGCCCAGACATACCGCCGTTTTTAAATTTTTTGGTAATGTAGCGGGAAACGCGGCCTTGAACGTCTTTTGCAATGTCGTCTGATAAATCTTTAGTTATGGTGTCCATTTCTGATGCAAGAGGCATTACATTTTCTATTTTCATTTTGCTCAAGGTAGCGTTGTAAGCGTTGCTTATCAGCCGCTGGCCGTAGCCAATTAGTTCTTTGCCTTCAAGATTTTTTGGCACTTTTGTTTGAAGTGGCGCAAGCGCTTCCGTAACCGCAGCGCGATTGAAGCCAGCCGTTGCGCGGTCAAATGCGCCCCTAATTGCGTCACCCAAAAGTGGCACAGTGTCAGCCGCACGTTCTTCTGCACGTTGCAATGCCGTGCCAAGCAGGCTTGAGCCGCCAACAGCCTGCCCAGGTGTAAGCGCTACACCTTTTTTTATTAGATCAGCCGCCCCTGCCGTGATCGCTGGCGCTACCTTGTCCACCACTGGGCCTGCAACAGCGCCAATTGCGCCTGATGCTGCTGCACTAGGTAAACGCTCTGCAATACCGCCTTCAGCCGCCCCTGCGCCATAGATCGCGCTTTGTGCGCCACTTGTGCCTGCAACTCTGGCAACCCTTTGACTACCGGCTCCCATGCCAGCGGAACGCATTAGTTGCGTTGCTCTGCCAGCCGTTGCAGCTTGACCTACCCCAGGAATAAACTGTGCGGCTATAGTTGGCAGTATTGCACCAGCTATCTCTGTGCCATAGGCAGCGGCTGGGTTGCGTTGTCGAAAGCTGTCAATTTGGCCTCTGACATCCTTCACCACTTCTGCATATGTTTTGCCGCTGTCAAAAGCCGCCCTTACAGCCGCCTCTATCTCATCCGCAAATCCAAACGAAACACCTTGTGCGGCAGCACGCCCAAAATCCATTGCAACATCGCCGGTTGTGCGTTCCCCAACAGGCGCTGTTTTTGACTCTCGCGGTAAAGGCATTAGGCATCCCCCTCATAAATTTCAAATGTGCCGGTGATGCCGTTGAAATATAAATCCCCGTTTTTCAATTCACCGTTTTCAACAGCCGCGTCATACTCTCCGTCCGTCATGTACGCTTGTAAGGCTGGCGGCACGTTCTCATCTGCAAATTCTGCAAATCCAATCAAACTGTTATTTTTCTTGGCGAATTTTTCCATCGCTTTCAAAATATCTGCTCGACGCTGTACAAGTGCTTGCATTGATTTCACCAAGGCTTTGTTTGCCTCTGGCGTGTTGCTCATATTAGCAGTGGCACTTGAAAACAATCGGGCTTCAAAGTCGGATGTTGCCCCCGATCCGACCACTCTCATGCGTGGAATTATAAAGTTGAACGCCGCTGTCAAAACTTGTTGGTTGTTTAAATCGCGGATTTGCTCATCGTTTAAAAATCCAAATTCCTTTCCAAGGTTTCTGATGGGCATCGTTATATTGGTAATTGGCCCTGTTTCGGTGCCAATCTCAAGCAATTGATCGGCAATATTTAGCCTTGTGATCAAATCAGACTCGCTTTGCACTTGTTTACTCAAGTCCTCTATTCGTTTGGCTGCTGACGTTGCAGCGGCTTTCATGAACTCTGATTGCTGTTCGTTGCCCATCGCAATGGTTGGGTTGACTGAAACGGACGTGCCACCGCCTTGTCGCTCCACATAACCGGCATCAATCAAGGTTTGTGTTTTTGCGGCAAATTGCGGGTCAGTGCTTAAAATTGATTGTACGTCTGACGGGTCATTCGGATTCACAAAATTAAACACATCCGGCTTTGCTGGCGCACGGCGCTGCACGGGGTTGCCAAGTGAACTGCTGGTGGCTCCCGTCAATGGATTAGTCGTGGTTGTTTCAACCGCTGAAAAGTCGCCTAGGTTTGTTATTTGTGAGGTGGTTGTTGGCGCGAACTGTGCGGTCAGTAATGCTGGCATAGCCGCTGATGGATTGGCAGCAACAGCAGCGCGAACACCTGGAGCCACATTCGGCCCCAGCATTCCCATGATCTGATTTGTCATTTCAGTCTCACGCTCGACTTGTGCATCACCAGCCTTGCGCTGTAGGTATGCGCCCACCAGTGCGCTAGACAGCCTGCCAAGCCCTTGTAAGGGCGTCCTAACAGGCGCAGAACTTGCACCCTGCCCCATCAGCGCTTGGCCAAGGATGCGCCGCGGATCGGACTGATACGCCTGATTAAGCTGCTGAAACTGCATTGACGGGCGTTGGCCTGGTTGCATCAGACCGTGGAATGGTGTGTGTGCCATCGTCTACCTCAACAAGTAAGCTGCGCCAAGATTGCCAGCCAATCCGAAAAGTCCGCCAAGATTTGCTGAACGATTTTGCATCGCCTGTGAATAGGCGTTCTGCTGCGCCGCCATCTGTGCGCCAAACGCACCCTGCGTATCGACGCCGCCAGGTGCAAAGAAGCTGCCTTGTTGGATTTGTGGGCCACCCAGCAGTGCTGCCAGTTCGTTGAAGTTTTGACCGCGCAGCGCATTGCGCTCTGCAATTTGGCGACTGCGTGCTTGATTAGCGATCTGGTTTGACAGCAGTTGATTGGCCACAGTGTCTTGGCGTGCCGCGTTGGCAAGCTGCGTGTTAGCAGCCGCTTGACTAAAGCCTTGGCCCTGCGCCGCCAGTCCAAACTCACCGCTGGCCGCACGCTCACCAAACTGCTGCGCTCTGATGTTACGTGCCTGGTTGACCAGCCGGTCAGATTCCTGCCCTGCCGCCAGTGTCGCCTGCTGTGCCAGACGCCCTAGCTGTTCGCCTTGCTGTGTCTCAAGACGGTTCACAGCGTCATTGTAGCCTTGTGATGTTATGGGAATGCCACGATCTGCGAGGTTCTGTTCAAGCGCCTCACGCTGCTGGGTAAACTCTGGCTGCAACAGCCCTAGCTGCCGATTGAACAGTGTTTGCTCAATGTTGCTGCGAAACGCCACTGGATCGCTCTGTAGGGCTGTCAAACCGGCAGTGTCAATGCTTGTAGGCATTGGCGTGGTCGTGCTGATCTGGCTTTGGAACGCAGGCAGGCCGGTAGTCGGGTCAATGTCTTGCGCCTGCTGCACGCCAGCCAATGTCGGGGCCGTTCTGAACGGGTTCTGGAAATCAGGGTCGTCAGCAAAAATCGGTGAGCCATCAGGGTTCTGGCCGATGACTTGTCGGCCTGTCACACGGTTGAATGCCAGATTGCCCAGCCCCAGGCCGGTGCCTTCAGTCGCCGCACGCAACTGTGCCTGAAACGGTGTTTCTTGGGTGAACGCTGCCGCTTGTCCATCGTCCGGCACTGGACCCTGAACAAACTGCCCCTGATCGCCCACAGATCCGAACAGCAGATTGCCATACGGCGTAAACTGAGTGATGCGATTTGCATTGCTTTGAGCGTTGATCAGTTCGTTTGGATCAGGAACTGGTGGTGGTGAAGGCGCTGACTTGCCCATTACTTTGACCCTTTATCCATTTACATTCATCCCTCAACATGCCCCACAGAATGCCATCATCTGGCCCATGCAGATGCCGCAGCCTGCCCTCTTGCGTAAAGCCTAGCTGCCTGTTCATCTTCATTGCCTTGGCGTTGGCCTCGCTGCACTGCACTAGCAGCCGGTGCGCCCCGACTTGTTTGAACGGATAGGCGAACAATGTATGCAGGACAGATCGGGACGCCCAGCGCCGGGAGGATGCAGCTATTGACGCCTCGATCTGCCCTTCTCTCAAGTCATGGTAAATGGTGGCGCAAATGATCTGATCGTCACGCTGCACACCAATCGCCACGCTTGGCCCAAACTGGTTGATGCCAATGCGCTTCGCTGCCCATGATTTTAGATAGTCGTCTGCGCCAAAAATGATGCGGTTCAATTTTGGCTGTCCCTGATGCCTTTTAACGTCTCGTAAATGTCAGGCGGTGGCGGCTGGTCAATGTCCCACTGGCACAGGTATTCGCGTGGCCGGAACTCACGCGGCGAGAACATCATGGTTTCTTGTGTGTTGTGAGCGCCCCTATAGACGCACGCTGTGGTGTCCTTGTCGATCTTCATACACTTGACCAAGCGGCAGACCGTCAGGTCGTTTGCTGCCTGCGCTGTGTGCGCCTTGAGCAGCAGAACAAAGGCTGTCAGAACAGCCAAGCCAGCGCCAAACACGATAGTCCAAGCAATGTACTCAATGATTTTTTGCCGTCGCTTTTGCGCGTCATAAATTGCTTGTTGCCGTTTCTTTCTTATAGACCCCTCAAGGGCCAACAATTCCGACCAAGCCGCAGTGCCGCGCGTAAGCTGGATCATCATTTTGAGCTGATATCTTTGATCCTCAAGTTGCTTTTTGGCAGAGAACGCTTCAAGTGCGAGGGATTCAATGCTCTTGCCTTTCGTTAGCTTCAAAAAGAGGCTTGGATTTTCAGCGGCCTTGTGGAGGTGATCGACATCTGAGACAGCCGACATCCAGCGCGACATATCCTGCGTCATTTGTTCTAACTCACGACCAGCGGCGAAACCTTTTTGCAAAACTTTAAATGCGCCTGTGGCCACTTGAAGCGCGGTGCCGATGGTGACTGGATCAAACATCAGTACACCCTCACTTTATCTGGATCTATGAGCTTAGGCAGGCAATAGGCCGTCACAAGCCCACTGCGTCCGCTTTGCTTAGACAAAGCGCGGGCAAAGTAGGTGCAGTCATCAACACTGCGGAAATAAAGATCGTTTGAAACCAGCTTGCCGTCCAAAAACACGAACAGCAGAAAAGCGTGGATCACTCGCTAAGGAGGACGCCGATCAGCAGGACGATGGTTGTGCCAGCCGTACCTATCATGATGTGTTCGATGCGCTTGATCCGCAGGATGGTTTCCTTCCAACGCTCAGCACACACAGCTTCGTGAGTGTCGATCTGTGCTTGCACAGATGCGGCTGTGGGCTTTGCCATTATGCGTATGGGCTGTCGCCAAGCACAGCCGTGTCCCAAGCTGCCTTGAGCGCGGCAATGTCAGAGGCGTTGGTAATTGCAGATGCAGCCGGTGCATCACGCAGGGCTGTTTTTTTGGCCACAGATGCGGATTGTGCAGAACTGTCGGCGGCTTCTAGTGCCTTCATAAAAACGACATCTTCTGCTGCCAGCAGGGGTGCGCGTACCTCACGTATTTTATCCTTAAAGATTGCTTGGGCTGCGTCCATATCCTCAGAAATGACTTTGCCCGACAGTGACCAAGCACCACGAAAGTGCCGGTCTGATGGGACTGTGGCTGCGGACGCATCAATCTGATTACCGTCCTTATCAACGATGTAGGTGGTTGCCATGTGGATCGCTCCTATGCGGCTATGTGATGATTTGTGGCTAGGTCTTCAGATATCTTCCAAGCATTTCGCCACTCTCTAGTCGCCGGAAGCTGTTCCTTGCGGCAGATCACCATCTTCGGTTTGTTGCCGCCATCCCATTCGCGCCACACAGACTGCGGCACGTCTTTCATAATGAGGTACTCAATCGCCTGTTCTTCTGTCATTGCGTCAACAGGCTTGCTGTTGTGCAGCAGATAGCCGCGAGTGTGCTTGGTAAAGCCCTCTGCGGCCTCGTCCTTTGCCAGTTCCCAATAAACTTCGACAGGTGGCAAGATACCGCCCTGTAGCGCACACGCCATCCAGTTAGGGTCAGGCACCAGTATCTTGGCGCACTCATCAACGCTGTCTTCGTACACTACACGGTAGTCAGACTGCACACCCTCAAGGTTCTCTTTGGCCCAGCAGAGCCTGTCCCACAGATGTGTGCCGGTAAACTCAGGTGTCACTGTCATGCGAGGTCTCCGTTAATCGTTACCGTATTAATGTCGGTGTCAACTTCATTTTGATTTTCATAATGAACCATCCGGACACTACCAGCTACAGTGGTACTAACTGCATAAATACGATTAAAGCCAAGATTGCTAACTGTAGCGATTGAACACATCTGCGGAGAGTAGTGACCGTCAGACATTGAAGACGTAAAGTTAATTGTAAAATCGCCGGTTCCTACGTCTGTTACTGAAGAAGTGTTAAAACTAGCCCTTACTACAATGGTGTCTTTTTGGTCATAGTGTAACCACGCCTTCGCACTACCCCCTGCAACAAAGCTGGTGGCAATGCTGTTGTTCCCGCTGGCATCCTTCAGGGTGTTTACTCTAAGTTCACTTGCCATTATGCGAGGTCTCCGTGTATCAGAATATCATTTTCTATGAAATCATACGCCGCATTAACCGACTCACCGCCAGTATCAAATCTTGTCCCAGCAGTAGATTTTCTACCAGAGGTAGCAGTTGCCAATGCCCTACTATTATTAAACTGAGAACCCTCATCTCCTGTACCATCGACCTGTGCAAAGTTAGCATTACTTAGATTGTTGGTTGCCGTAACAGTTGCATCTCCTGTCCCATTATCTGTCAGAGAGGCGAAATTTAGACTATCGTAAATACTGCTTGAACTATTCATGTTGTAACTAATCCACGCCTTCGCCAGCCCCTGCTGCAAATTCGTTGTGGTCGAGTTGCCCTCGCCTGTCACCGCAATAGAGCCAGCCGTGGATACTCCTGTGATTGTATCGACTTTGAGTATGCTTGCCATTATGCGAGGTCTCCTGCGATATGTACGCCTTGCCGCCTATCCCGCACAGCAGAACCATCAAAGACATTGATGTCTACTGTGCCTGTTGCTCTAGCAGGATTGTAAACATGCTCTGCGTTGTTTTGCGCCGTGCCAACTGTAGAAACTGCGTAATTAGCGTCAGACATGCTGTTAGTAAAAGAATACTGAAAATCTCCAGTGCCTTGGTCTGTTCCGCTGGCGGTGTTAAAGCTGCCAAGCAATGAGGCATCTGTTTCACCTAAAATCCACGCTTTTAAGGCATGTTGCTTCGTCAACCCTACCGGACCCGTACCCGCCTTGTCAGCAATCGTGTCTACATTCAGTACGCTGGTCATACGATGCTCCAATACCCATTCACGGTGACGGTTGTGCTGGTGTCAATCGTGATAGGGCCAGCCGACATGCCGCTGTTAGTTGCATCAATCGTTAAGCTTGCAACCACAGTCTGTTCGTTCTGACGGATAATGCTCTCATAGCTTGTCTGCCGCCCGTCCTTGCCAATGAAATTATCCTTGCTCATCAGGTAATCTCCATAATGCTCATGGTGACTGAAACCTTGTCAGCAACAGAGCAGTCTATTTGCACTTTATCGGTTGTTTCCAGAACCAGCTTGCCACCAAGCGGCACCTCCATTGATGCCCCGACAGGTATCGGCATTGACTTGATAAGGAACGTAGTGGTGTTGGTTGCGGTCCTGCCACCACCAGATGTATCGCTGACCAGCTTCACCGATGCGGTGACTTGCGCCGTATGAATGTTTGCAATCAACAATCCGATGACAACAGTCGTGGTTGATCCTGGCGTTGTGTATAAATCTTCTGGCGTGCCAGCACTTGCTGGCATCACATCGTGCGATACTACTTTGAAAGTGTTGGCCATGTTTTACCTCTTATCCTAGCGCTATTGCTAAAGCTGTGGCATCGGCTTGCGCGGTTGCCTGTGTGACTGCACCGATGTCGGACAACACTTCTGATGCAGACCGGCCTTCAATGGCCGTCCCAGCCACGCGCAGGAAATCATCATCTGCCACGCCGCTAGTGAATTTTGGCACGTTGTTGTTTGAGATGCCTGTGTCTAGCGTCGCTGTTGCTGTAATGGCTGTGCCGTTAAGCGTCATGGCATCGGCTTCGAGCGTGCCGTCAATGTCGGCATCGCCGCTAATGTCCAGTGACCCAGCGTCCAACTCGCCGGTCAGAGTCACGTTGCGGAAACTGGAAATATCCTTGTTGCTGTCCACAATGACGGCCTTGGATGCCGTCACAGTGCCTGCTGTAACGCCGTCGATGGCCTCTAACTCAGCCTCGCTGATGACAGCGCCTGATCCCAGCGTCAGATCACCGCCGACTGTCAGATTGCCTGCAACAGCCGTTGTGCTGCTGGCGACAGTGCTATTTGGCGTGTGGGTGAGGTAGCTGACAAAGCTGCCGCTGATCTTGCTTCCAAGCGTCAGCACGCCGCCGTCAGCGATGTTCAGCTTGTGCTGGTCTGCATTGTCGTCGCCCTGGTCAGCCTTCAGCACGATGCCAAGTGCCGCGCCCTCTACATTGGCTGCAATCTCAAGGCTGTCGTTTGTGCTTTCATCATACTGAATGGTGATGTCACTATTTGTGCCAAGAACGATGGTCTTGTTGTCAGGCACAGTCAGACCTTCTGCAAACGGGATTGCAGCAGTGCATGTCTGTGTGCCGTCTTTAAGTATGCAAGTGGACAAGCCCGTTGCGAACCCGTCTAGTTCTGTGTCGAACTTGGATGCAAGGATTTTGACGCCATTGTCACGATCTGTCGTGCAGTCAAATGTGCGTGAAAACGTACCGCCGCTGAATGCCATTAGAGTGGCCCTCCTGGTGCGAATGTATAGTGAGCGCTGATGAACGAGATTGTCTGCGTGCTGGTTGCAACCTTGATCCGCAATGCACTGGAGTAGCCTAGCCGGTTGACCGCCTTGCGCCGCTTGGTAACGCCAGCGCCAGCCGTGTCAGCCCAGAAAAAGTCGTCATAGGTGGCGGTATCCCACGCCGCCAGATTTGACTGAAATGTAACCGGCGAGACATCAATGGTCGCGACAGGCGTTTGATCGACGCCCACGCCGAAACTGAAATCAACGTCTGTTTCACCCTCAAGCATTGGCTGCACGCTGCTAAAGCGCTTCACACCGCCTCTGTCGCCGAAATAGTTGTAAGCCGTAGCCAAATCACCAACAATGTTTTCGCCATTATCAGCATCACCAGTCACCTTGAATACAACGCCGGATGCGCTGCCAAAAAATGTATCGCCGTTAAACTGGCCCCAGACATGGGCTGGCAGATTCTCAAAGATGCACCAGGCGCGGATGATGGGGTTGAAGACATGCTGATTGAACGGGTCAGGCTCACCAGTCGGATAATTAAAATACACCTTGTCGCCGTCAGGGCTGACAAAGACTTGCCAGCCGGTTGATGTGCCGGTGGCCTTGACCTGACTGATGACGGTGCCGCGGATTTTCTCTGAAATGGCTGCTGCCTTGTTGCCCACAATGTCCTGGCGCACGACCTGGCTCAAAGGCAGATAGCCCTCTTTGGTCATCACGATTACATCGCCGCCCAACTTGGCAATGGCGCGTTTCTCATTGATCGGCTCTGCAATGCGGAACGTACCAACCAGGCTAAAATCACTGGCAGGGTTAGAACCTGAATACAGCAGCACCTCGCCGCTGGTCATGATGATGCACAGAAGGTCATCAACGCCCTCACCGCCATCAATGGTGAGCGTGTTGATCATAATGATGTTGCCGCCGAATGTGCCGACCAGACCAACGGGAAACTTGGTAAAGTTGCCCTGAAAGGTGTCCACAGTGGCGCTGTGGTAAAAGTTCTGGCTTGTGCCAGTCCAGTAATAGACGCGGTTTTTGTGCGCGTGAACGCCGGTCAGCGTGTTGGCGTTGACGCTATCAGACAGCGTGATCGACAAATCGCTGGCGCTCGACCCGTCCCAGCTAAAAGGCACGTTCGCCCCTGACGGCACAAAGATGGTGTGGTTGTTGAACTCAATGCTTTCTGCCCTGCCGTTGGCAAGGCCGGTTTTCTTGCTGACGGCTGTCCCGCTGTCAATCTGGTACAGCGTGCCGTTGCTGCCGATTGCCAAAAGCTGCCGGTTCGCACCAGCATTGTGTTCCACCAGTGTTTCAACATTGCCGGTGCCGATCCCTGTACAAAAACTGGTGTATCCGTCGCGCAGGGTGACTTTCTCCACAGTCGGGAAAAAGTTGGACATGATCAGTGCGTCAGTCGGTGCCATTGCATCAATGCTGTCACGGCTGTTCAGACCACCCACAGGGGCTGGCACGCTGACCGCCTTGACGCGGTAGCCTCTGGAAGTTGGCAGCGCTTGCAGCATCAGACGGCCCCGTATCCGCTGTCAGGCAGATTGTAGCTGTATGGGCTGACCAGCAGGCGTCTGGCATCATCCAGACTGATGACCGGCGCACCGCCAGCGCGGCTGATGGCCTGCCGCAATTCAAGCTGGTACTGCCTGAAATCCTCATCATATGTCAGGCCGTGGTTCTGCTTGAAACGCCAGGTGACGCCCATCTCAATCAGTGTTTCATCAAGGATGCCAACATCTGTATCTGCTGCCATGGCGGCCTGTGAGGTGCCGCCGCTGCTTTGATTCCAGTGACTGCTGACATACTCAAAGCCAATGCTTTCGGCTGATGTCGGTGTTGGCGTGATGTCAAACTTCAAGACATTGCTGGAAGGCTTGAAACGGAACTTTTGGGTAATGCCTGCGCTGGCTGTGCCATAGCGATCCTGCTGGAACTGCTGGGGCGTTATAGGCCCGACCATCTGATCCAGATCGGTGCGGTTGTACATTGTGCTGCCCACAGAGCGGTCATAGTCAGTCGGCAGATCGTAGCTCTGTGTCCCATTGACCGTGTTGAAGGTGTGTTCCTTCAGCAGCACCGGCCAGTTGTTTGAGCGCATCAGTTGCTTGCCTTCACGGTTGATGAAGGCAAATAGCTGGCGTGCAATGGGGTCTGTGTTGCCAACCACAGTTGACGGACGTTCAAACCCCGTAAAGTCAGCTACTGCTTGCGCTATTGTCAGCAGGCTCATGTTTTACCTCTTCTGCCAAGGTCTGGGCCGCTACAGCCACCTCAACTACCAGGTTGTCTTTTTGCTTTGTCGCTTCGACTTGCAGCTTGGCAATCTTGGCAAGTTCAACATATGGCTCACCAATGCCGCGCAGCGTTGTTTCTTCAGCAGCAGCAAGCTGCTCAACAGTCTCAATGTCATGCAGTTCAAGTTCAGTCCGGCGCGGCTCTGTCATCCCTGGCAGTTCTGCCAGGCCGGTGCCTTTGGTGCGGGGCTTTCTCTTCTTGCCCTTGTATGCTTTCCATTCAGCAGGGAACCGCTGCAAATCTTCTGGCCGCGCTGGGCCTTCCCAGATGTCGCGCATGCCTGCTATTTCAATCCGGCAAAAGTCACGCTTTTGGCCGTTAAGTTCTCGCTCAAAAAAGATGCCTTTTTCGCTCATATCAATCCTCCCGATTGCATAGAAAAAGGGGCGAGTTGCCCCGCCCCTTTGGTTTTACATTGGGAAATCGCAGATGATTTCCTTGTCGCTGATGTCGCCAGCAATTGCACAGACGTTGTCTGTTACATCTGCTGACACATCCAGCTTGCCGTCTGCTGAACCAGTTGGCGTCAGCGGATCACCGTCAGCGCCTGCTGTCAGGGCTGCGTTCATGGTTGCCATGCCCTTGATCTGCACCCAGCAATACTGGCCGTCAGTCGGCGCTGATTGCAAAATGCCTGCACCGATTTCAACAGAATCGGACAGATCAGACGTCACCTTGAACAACTTGTAGCCATCCAAGGTGTAGTAGTAGGCGGCGTTACCGCTTACTGCTGCCACGCTTCCAGCACCAGTGTCGTACTGAACGTACTTATAGATGCGTGTGCCGCTTGTGTCGTCAATGATCGCACCAAGCTGACCCAACTGAAACTCAGGAGTGTCAGCGACTGCTGTGGGGTCAATACCCATTACTGCTGCAATAGCCATAACAGTTCTCCTTTCTTATGTATGGATCACGCCTTGGAGAGCGCGGTTTGAACAGGTCAGATTTCCTGACCAGAACATTGGCGTCACCATTGCGTCTTGGTTGACTGACATCTTTGCTTCACCTGGAACGAAATCCCGTGACGCTGCTACCTCAAGACGGAGATAGTCAGTGTTCAGGAAATACATTCTGTTGGTGTTACATGCGGAATCAAAGACCACATCGCTGTTCAGATACTGGACACTGGTGAAACCAGAGTTTGCCAGATCATCACTGGTGATGCGCTGGATAGCCTGAAGGCTACCCAGAAATGCCTTGTAGGCGTTTGTACCAGCCATGATCAGATCAGGGCTGTCTGCACCACGAACAAGCTGGAGATAGATATTGTTCATATCATCTTGCACGTTTGAGGTGCTGAACGCCGATGACGTTGCAGTGGTTTGCACATTTTGGAAAAACGTAAATGTGCTGGAGTTGATGCCGCCAACAGTACCTGTGCCGGAATCGGCAACCAGTAGCTGAAGACCGCCCACCTCTTTACCACTCGATCCTGTCTTACCAACTACGGCTTTCGCCGCCAGCTTGCGCTGTTTGTGGTCTGGACTTTACCTTTGCCCTCAACTGAATGGTCGGGCATCCCCTGTCAAGTCTCTGCACCTTCCCCTTACGGGGCTTGGCTCAGGATTAGCATTTTAAAGCCTTCCCTGAATTTAAGGGAGTTTCGGCAACCTATTACTAGGCTGCTAGGCACACTTCTTTACCGTCAGAATAGATCGAGGTTGAAAGGCTGTTCATCATCGACTTTTCAAGCACATTGATGCGTGCCTCAAGCAGATTGATGATGGCTTGCTCACCAGAGTTTTTGACTTGCTCCAAGCCAGAAATTGTAACGTTTCCAGCCAGTTGCTTGTATTCGTAAACGGCGCTGGTAAGCACATCTGAGGGTGAGACATCTAGTGTCTCATAGCCTGAATAGAACTGCACAGTTCCATTGTCGGCATACTCAAGTTCACGGACAATATCACGTCCCGTCACAGACGTTTGATTGCCATTCTCGCGTAGTCTACGCAGCAACGCATTGTGGTTACTCACGTTGTCAGAAAGCGTCCGGCTAC